AGTTTTCCTATTTCATAATAATCTATTTTAGAAAGACCGGGAAATAATTTTTTAATAGTTCGTTCAGGTTGCACTCCCCAACCTAAAGTCATAATGCCAACTAGAATATCATCTAAGAATCCCCCAAGATATACTTTGCTAAACCTTGGCATCACATCGCTATAATGAAATTCATTTACAAGTTCTTCAGCATCTTCCTTTGACACTTCTCTTATGATGATAGGTACCAATGGTTTTTTATTAATAAGAGATTTTAATTTTATATGCTTTGAATATTCTTGTGACGTTTTTTCTTTATGTGGTTCTCTATTCATAAGAGTAAGATTACGAGGAGAGTATAATATTTTTATCTTATCATGCAATTCTTTTTCATCTCCATTATATTTCTTTCCCACTTCAAATAATTTATGAATAGGAGTTGTATGTTCTATATCTTTTTCAAATAAATATTCCATAGCTTTAGGATTGTCTTCGAATTTAAATCCAGCATCTTTCTCAAACTTTTTAATTATAGCATTAATATTAATTCCATATTCTTTAGTAGACTTTATTTTTCCAGTTAAAGTATAATTATTTAAAACAGTTCTTAAATGATTTCTTAAATTAGTATGTATCTTATAAAAAGGATTAGTGTTATACATTTCTTTTTTATAAGCTTTGTTTATTCGTCTATTCTTTTTTGGATTATTCTTTTTCCATTTAGTTGCTTTGTTTATGAATGTTTGTTTATTATATTTGTAATAACAATCCTTGCAGCAAAAATTACGATTCTGAGTCAGAGATTTATCTATAATATCTTTATCACAATTCAAACATTTCTTTTTTGTATTGTATCTATTCCTTGCTTTATATTTACAAACGTCACAGAAACTTCTCTTGCATGTAGATAAAAACTTATCCTTGCAATTAATACACACTTGTTCTTTTTGTAATTGACGATAAGAATTGCTACAGGACTCAGAGCAAAATAATCTTCCGCCTCTTCGAGTTGAATCTATAATTTCTAATCCACAATGTTTACATTCTTTTGTAATCTTTTTTGTTCCTGCATGAGATCCACAATCGTTGCAGAATTGTTTTGTATTGTGATGATAGAATTCTTTACTGCAGTTCTTACAATATTGTGGCTTTTGTTTTCTTCTATAAGAATTACTGCAGGTCTCAGAACAAAACTTCTTTGACTTAGAAGGAGAATTGTCTATGATATCTTCATTGCAGAATAAACATTGTTTGTCCATGGGTGAATGAACAATGTGTGCTTTATAAATATATGTTTGTTTGTCGTGGTTGGTTTAAATAAAAAATATAAAGAAAAAGAATGTTAAAAAATAAAAAAATAAAAAGGTTTGACGTTGTTTAGGATTTGGTTCCTTAAACAATACCTGCTTGTCTTAGGCTCGAATATGTAACTGCGATTCCAATTCCTAAAATTCCTAATGCGAAGAAACCTGGAACGAGTTGCAGAACAGTTGCTCCCCAAGAAGTACTCAACCATAGTTGACAATTAACTTGTGCAGTTGCTGATCCACCTGCTGTACATGTTCCACCAGTAGTGTTTACAGAAGTTGTTACAGTATTAACTTGAACTGCAATAGGACCTATCAATGATACTCCGATAAGGATTGAAATGAATCCTCCAATTAAATTTGCTATCATTTGTTATTTAATTTATTATAATTACAGCCCTCCTATGCTAATTCAAATATACTCAAAGTTTATAAATATGGTCGATGGTCAATTGGGCAATTAGTTGGTTGGCCGATTGGGCTGTAGAAAAATTTGTGTATCTTTAGCATTCCATGAATCTATATATTCTGGTTTATCACAATCGATATAACTTTCATTATCATTAATTTTTACTTGCCATTTTAAATCACCAACCTTTGGATAATTTAAATTCCATACTACTGTAGATTTTTTAATCAATTCATTTTTTTCTTTATCCTTGCATAAGAAATAACAATATCTAAACTGTTGTCCTTTATATAACTTGATTCCTTTTTTATCCATATACTTTTGTGTGAGCCAATATAATCTTTTCTTACTAGAAATAAACCTTACATTATCCCTGCATAAATAATCACTAGACCTTGGATGAATCTTGTGCCCGTCATTTGTAAAATATCTTTTGCACCAGATATGTCCTCCATATAAAAAATTACTTGCTTGATAAACAAATCCAGGTTTCCCTAATATACCATCTGACCAAGTATAGATTAATTTTATATTGGGATAATTAATCTTTATGTGACTGATACATGCTGACATAAATCTGCTTTCTGAATTCTTTGGCATCCTTTCATCCATACAAAGTTTTCCTATTTCATAATAATCTATTTTAGAAAGACCGGGAAATAATTTTTTAATAGTTCGTTCAGGTTGCACTCCCCAACCTAAAGTCATAATGCCAACTAGAATATCATCTAAGAATCCCCCAA